CTAGGTTAGCTGTGCCATCTATATCAATGTTTCCCGCAACTGTAAGTCCAGCAGCACCAACTAGCTTTAAATCGTCTGCGGATTCATCCCAGAGCATATAAGCCCCGGAAGTGGCCCCGAAAAATTTTACGTCATATCCGGTATCATTCACTCCAACCGTCAGGGTGCTGTACTGAACCACCCCGTCTGCCGATTCATCCCACAACCAGTATTTACCTGATGTGGCCCCGAAAAATTTTACATCATGACCGGTATCATTTACCCCTACCGTAACTTTGCCGCCGATATTGATATCAGCCAGCGCATCAACTACTGCTGCCCCGGCTCCAGCCCCATCGTAATAAACCATGCGGGATTCGCCGGTAGGGATATTCAGTGTGGCCCCGGTTCCCTGTTTGATCGTAATGATTTGTGAGCCACTTGTTGCGTTTTCAATAATCTGAATACGGCTCACCGTATTGGGAGCAATCGTTAAAACTCTGGTTGCGGTCAAAGAACCGCTTGATGTGACCTTGAAATAGAAGGCACGGGCAGGATCAGCGGCCCCGTCAGCAACCGTTGTAGTTGCATCTGCATCACTGCCAAAAGATTCCTGTGTGGCGTAGGATACGGCTTCTCCTATCAACTCCAAATTTGTATTTGTGGATGTTCCCCAAGTACCGGACTCATCTCCAGTTGATATTTCCTTGAGCCTTAAATCATTTACATAAGTCGCCATACTATGCTACCTCTTTCCAATCAGGAGTTTGTCCGTCATCCACTGAACTCCAACTTGGTGTTTGTGAATCAGAAATCGTTGACCAAGAAGGTGTTTGTCCGTCATCCACAATACTCCATACCAAAACACTGGCTGTAGATACTTCAACTTCATTACCTGTAACTTCGACCGCTGCCTTGGCAACCACTGTGACAGAAGCGGTATATGCAGTAGACGCATCACTGGTAACTTCAATCGTGTTATTCGTGACAAGCGAGACTGAGCCGACCGCAGAAGTTGCCACATTCCCGCTTGCAGTGACTGCCGCCTTACCCGTAACAGTAACGCTGGCCGTAGATACGGTTGTCGAGTTTCCTGAAGCAGAGACACCCGCTGCGGCAGTGACAGTGACGGAATTAACAGACGCTGTTGATCCCGGCAATGCCTCTTCTGCGTTACCCCAAGTGCTCTCACCCCAAGCAATATTGCTAGAGTTCCAGCCTTGCCATGCAACTTTTGCGTTAGCCACATTATCTACTCACTACGCGATTCTGATGATGGCATTACTCGCATCTGCTGCGGGAAATGTGATCGTGAAATCGCCTGCCGTTGAAGTCTTGTCGCCACCGAAAGCCAGAACCACCACTGCACGGTTCGCACTACCTGCGGTTGTACTGGAATTATAAATCAATGCCCCGTTAGCTGTAATCGTAGCTGTTGACCATGTGGAGTCCGCGAAATCGGTCAGGGCTGTAGTCCCTGAAGTGGAGGGATCGACATTCGTGAGAGTGTTACCTCCCGCTGAATAATTTGTACCCGAAACTTCATTCGTGGTTGTGTATGCAGTCGTACTGGCACTCATGGTCGAACTCGATGTATAGAGCGCGATCTTGAATGTGTTGCCTGTTCCCGTGGTTGTGGTCGTGCCTCCGCCTGAGCCGTTATGAAAGTTGTGGATGCCCTGCAACAACTCAGACTTAAAACTCGTAGTTACTGCTTGTGTATGTGCCATTAGATTTTCCTCAAAATATCCGCCATGTCCTCATGGCCCTGTTGCGTTAAAATATTATAAAGACTGGTCCTGTCACTCTGGATTGAATCCTTACAGGCTTTCAAAATAACATGATATACCCTTCTCTTAAATGCCTCTGCCTGTTCTTTGACAATTGGGTCAGCACAATCTGCCACTGACACTATTTTTTCTATAGATCGACTTGCTATCTCTTCTGGGGTAAATCCCCTGTACTGAGTTGTTTCTACCTTCACTTCCCCTACTGGAGATTTGATATCAATATCAAGCATCAAGTAACTTGCTGTCTGACTGTACCAGTTCTATAAGAATCCTTTGTATCCCGACCTTCTCCAAGAACCTTCAATCTTGACATACCTTCCTTGAACCTGATTTCATAATTTTTCATTATATCCGGCTCACCCTTCATAAAAGTATAAGCCTCTACCAATGAACCGTATAAAAGAGTATCCGCTGCATTAGTCCCAATCCAGCTTGTTCCGTCTCCAGATGCAGTAATTGAAGTTGGCCTGTACTGGTAATGCAATTCGGTTGTCAGATTGGCATTCGGGGTAGGTCCTAATATAAAAGAATCATTATCAAATAATGAATAATATTTTGGAATTCCAGTAGTACTGCTTACTGGATAGGCTTCCCTGATGAAATTTACTTCCTTAAATTGAAGATACTCATATCCGCTGTTATCAACTGCGAGTGAAAACGGAGCAAGAAAATCAGATGGCGTAGATAAATAAGCATTTCCAGAAGTTGTTGTACCAGTCACATTTTTTCTGAAAAACGGAAGGTATACATTTTTTAATATGCGCTCTTCTGCCTGAACAATAAATTCATCCAGATAGCTATCAAATGTAGTTTCACTATTCTGGGTATAGTCCTGTATGGCAGATTTTAATGTTGTAAATGTCCAAGCCATTAGGTCACCACCTTAACCTTACCAACCTTTCCTGTCATTTTAAGCCCGACAGTACTGGAACCAAATTCTGTTACGCCGCCTCCAACAGGATTAAACGCATAATAACTGGTAGAGGATTTTTCTCCACTATCCGCCCTTGGATTATACAAAGCCTGAGGATCGGTAAATTTTACCTTACCAAGCTGTAACTGAGGATGGTCCTGATCAAAACAAGAAGAGCATACCCTCAATCCATTCCTGACCTGATCCTCTATTTCATACTTGAGTTCCGAAAGTTTATAGGTAAACCCGCACCTGTCACAGAGGCCAAGCGCCCTTTTCCCAGCAGCATATGCCATTTACCTGTAACTCGTATTATCTGGGACAAAACGAACTGTAGACCTGTCCCTGTCTGCATCACTAGCATCACGCCAGAGTTCATTGTATCTCTGCTGTAACATCGGAATCCTGTTCTGCGCCTGAACTGACTTGCAGGCAAGATTATAGGCCAAGGCATAGGTCAGGCATGGAAGGTATCTGGCAGGAACATCAGCATTATTACTTGCGACAGTTCCAGCGTCCTCGATCCTCTGGATGTAGTCATAAACCAGAGTATAGGTCTGAGAGCCGTCTGGTGTAGGCCAAAGAACAATACTCATAGAACTTGTCCCTTTATCCACATAGTACTGGGTAGGCTTGGACTGGGTCAGTTTATTTGCCAGATGGTCGTAGGCTGTTCTTGATATACGGATAAGTGCTTGATCCTGTTGCTTATTTACATCAGCAGCATCTGTCCTTATAAAAGCATCCACCACTTCCATCGCACTACTCTCAAGTGCATACGAACTGGTTCCTTCCACAAGGGTATCTGTGGCCTGTTCTATTGCCCACAAGTTAAGTCCCTTGTTCTGCCACTCAAGAAATACAAGATTCAAAGCCCTTTTGGCACTTTTGAAATCATACCCTGTACGAAGCTCCATCCCACACAGGTCAAAAGCTTCTTCCATGATATCAGCCAAATCAAGATTAAATGTATAAGTTCCGCTCGTTGCCATTTACCGTATATCCCCTAATATTAATATTTTATATTTCAAAATCAGAAGGTTTAGGCTTCCACTTAGGATTGGGTACAGATTCACCATGAACTGTTCCCCTACCAGAGGGCGCAGGATATAAAACCTTTGTTGTTGGAGAAGGATTATCCGAAGACTTTTTAAGTTGTTTAGCAGCTGTGGCTCCCATATATCCTACAGCAGTGGCAATAGGATTTATGGCAATTCCTGCCGCCAATGCTCCTGCTTTACCTGCTGTTTTTGCGTCTTGAGCTAATCTCTGTTTGCCTAATGCTTTTCTGTCTCTATGGGATTTTCTCATAATATCTTTCCACGCGATTTCTGGTTTGCCTTTACGGCCCTAAGCCTTCTCTTTGCGGCTTGCTTGGATGAAGATTTACCTTTTACATTCTTGATCTTCCAGCCACCCTCTACTTTCCTGATAGGGGGCATCTTAATATTTTGGTTTGCGCTTTTTCTCAGCACCTTTAACAACCATCCCTCTGGTGCTGGCTCCTCTACCCCCGCTTAGATTAGAGGCAGGAAGATCATCCTCTACTCTCCTTAGCTTTCCGGGTCCGCCCTTATTATAAGGTGTTCGGTCCCTGAATTTTCCAACGCCTCCCTTGCGGTATCCCCTTCTCTTACTTCTTATGGTTCTCGACATATTTGCACCCCTACTTATTACACGCAATAAAAAACCATACCGACCGCTACAACAGACGGTATGGTTTGATGAACACTTTTCTACCTCTTCTTGGAAGTCTTCTTCTTGGAAGTCTTCTTCTTAGAAGTCTTCTTCTTAGAAGATTTTTTCTTAGAAGACTCTTTCTTCCTTCCACCTACATAGGCTTCATTGACTTCTGGAGTTTCAGGATCATCAGCAATATATTGACCAGAATCATCTCTGGCCCTTTTCGGATCAGACAGTTCAGATAATTTTCTTTTAGCATCATCTAGGTCATCTGGGCCGAAAATAAGCTTATAAATTCCATCCTCACCCTTTTCCAATACATTGTATTGAGGTGGAAACTGACCATTTTCAGCAATAACAAAGTCACTCATAGAGTATCTCCTCAATCTGAATAAACTTTTATCATCTCTAAAATAATCGAATAAGTATCACCAGACGAAGCTCCAGTTGTAGTAAATTGGATATCTCCAGTCTTACCCGATCCTGCATTATTAGGAATACCGCCAAAAGAAGTAAAATCCAAATGTCCGTTACTACTCTCTGCAAGATCAAGCAATAAAACGTCAGAAGTTGCATCAAGTAATAATTTTACAGACATACCAACGATTGCGTGACTTACCCGAAGTACCCTAACTTCTGAGCATGACGTTCCAGAACTGTTCGAAGCAAGTGCGGATACATCTACTTTGGTAACAGCGGATTCGCCACTGCCATCGCTGACATTGGTAAACTTCATCACAGCAATCCTCTCTCCATCATCAATGGTTTGAGAAGTAACAGCATCAGCCATTTTCTGTCTCCCGTCTTAACACATCTAACCTAAATTCATATTAATCAATGAATACTCGGTATCTGCTGATACAGCCATTACATCACCAACTTCTTGTAGTACGTTGTCAGTTGCTGGTGCAACACCGCCTGCTGTACCGCCAGAGCGAACTGCTGCATTACCTACAACCAAAGTGCCTACTGTGAGAAGTGCTGCTGGTCCTTTTATAACTGCCCAACCATAATAGTCTGCTGTCATATCAACGACAGTAGCTCCCATCAACGCACCTGTTTCTGTTGCTGGTGCAACAATTAGGTTGGTATTTGGGTTCTCTATTAGAGATAGTTGTGAGCTAGTTGTTAGTGCAGTCGCTAAATCATCGTAGCAAGTAATCTCAACAGAAGGGTCCTCTGAATGATCGTGTGCTGGATTGGATTTTACTCTAAGGCATTGTCCTTCACCATTCACATCATTTACCCAAAGATAGCCATCTGCATATTGGTTAGCTGTTAAGTCAGTACCCCCAGTTTCAACAGATATTACAGTTTCACCTGCTGCTACTGCTGCTGTTGCTGTCATATTAGAGTGATGAGCAACTACTGCTGCGTGTTGAAGAAGTTTACCAGCAGTTACTGCTGTTCCGCCTATTTCAACATAACGATAAACATTATTACCGTAAACCAGAGTGCTTCCCAGAGGGAAGAGTTGCGAGGAACTTTCTGTGTAGGGATCAACTGTCCCGTACTGGCTCCCCCCTTTACCGACTATAAGGTCAGCAGGCCCATATCCTGTTGCTGCTGCATACTGAATATGTCCACCATCATCAGTATAGACATTACCGTCTTTGTTTATTACAAAACCTTCAGTAACGGCCCCTGTCGTTGAATTGATATCAATGGTTTTAAAACCATTTTCGGAGCGTACTGCTCCTGTGAAAGTTGTATTAGCCATTTCTTTCTCCTGTCTCGGCTAGTGTCTGCCACACGATGTGACAGTCAGGAAAAGGGAAAAGGAACGCCCGAAGGCGTTCCGATTCCTGCTTTCAGTCTACGAAGCTCCCGGCGATCCAAAGATACCAAGTGGATCACTTACTCCAAAAGAGTATCTCTCTCTCGCTTTATACCGGACATTACCGGTATCGAAGTCTCCATCCATATTGGTACTTAGTGCCGACCTCGTGAAATGCTTCATTCCATCAGGAACGTCAGTGATCAGGAAGAAAGCATTTGTATCGGTCAAATAATTATTGACCGCATAGCCCTCTGGAATCACACCATTCGTCTTGATTGCATTCACATCATTATCAGCAGTAGCTACCCGATAAGTACTTTCTAGTAATCGTGTAGCAGCAAACTGAAGATCAGTCGGAATAATAAGTTTCTTCGGCTTTGCAGCAATTTTCAAACCCCTTTCGTCAGTCCACTTAGAGATTTGAATTACAGCATTCTCAAGCGAAGTCTCGTTCAGGTCAGCCGCAGTAGATGGCCTATTGCTATTGGTTCCACCAGTAACAAGCGGATGTGCTGTGCTGAAAAGAGCCACATCATCACCTGACTTGAAAGTAGTGGAGAAACCATTATTTAGCGGATAAGCCGCCTTTACCTGCTTCGTGTACGCCATCGCCCTTGCCAGCGCCTTGGTATATCTACCAGAAACAGAAACATAGAGATTATCCTCCATTGCCTCTTCCGTGATAGAAAAACCTAAAGCGATAGTTTCGTGCGTGTAACGTGCAACAAAGGACTCCTGCGCCGTATCGTATTCGATAGCGGAGCCTTCATCCTTTACCGGTGCAGCGCCAAAACCTGACAGTTTCAGTTCCTCTTCGAATGAACGCTCGGAATTCTCAGAAGAGTAAATTTCCGTGTGTTCATTTTCGTATCGAGCATAACTATCTCCAAACAAGGCATTTAAGCCCGGAAGGAGTTGTTTAAGCTCATTAGCTCTTGATATAGCAGCCATGATTTACCCCTTACTAGCCTACGCCAGTTGCATTGAGCAATTGATGCCCTACATTAAACATAACCAACACATCCGTGTAAGCATCACCAACCGCGCTGTCAGGACCATCGATAAAATCGATAATCTTTACAGGCAATGTATTGGTGGTTGCAACAGTAGATATGTCAACCGAATTTTTACTCGTACCGATAGCCGTAGAGCCAGCGGTCTGCACAACAGCACAATTCTTGCCAAGGTCATCTTGGTCAGCAGCGCCATCGCATTGCATACGCATGATCAGGTACGGGTCAGAAGCAACATACGCCACAATATCATCCGCAGCCGTTGAGGCTGGGAAATACTGGTTAGGCGTGAATTGCTTCGTGGTCGGATCGGTATATGCACATCCAACAAAAATCCCAATCGGAGTCAACGCAGTTGTCCCCGTATCTTTCTGTATGGTCGTATTGGGATTATCATCGCCCCACTTCACAAAATCGCCAAAGAAAATACTTGTCCCGTAGGCGTTTTTGATTTTGTAGTGCGTGATCTTGTTATTAAATGCACAAGATACCAGCGATCCAGTAGGTCTCGCTCCGTGTGGAGCAGCTGAAGCAGCCATAGTATCTCTCCAAAAAAATTAAACAGAATGCGACTTCACGAGTCGCGCCCGAAAGAGGTTCTCGATTTGCGCTCAAAGACTTGCTTTGTCGCCATACGGGAATCCTGATTCTTAAAGTAAACATTGTCCACAGAGTCCATCTGTTGTTGAGCCATTTTGCTAAAATACTCATCACGGGCTTTCGCCCTTTCTTCAGGCATCTTGCACAATAATAACCCACCTATTTCCACATGGCCCTTCATCGCCCAGTCAGATTTATGGTCCATCATATGCATCTGGAGTTCAGGATGATCCTCAAGCTTACAAGGCTTCCATCCCTCCCGAAATCTTTTGGACACATTCGTAACATCAGTTTCTCCAGTAACACTGGTTCTGATATAACGAAAAACCCATCCCGGTTGTGGTGTAGGGTCAGGCAAATTAGATGGATTTTCCCAACTTTCATATCGCTGGGTAGCCTCCCGGCTTTCTGAACCCCTCGGGGTGCGCTCTTCCTGCTCTTCAGGCAAACTTTCAGTCAAAAGCTCTTTCTCGATATTATCTACCGTTTGATCCTGCTCAGACATACAAGTTATCTCCTCAAAAGCTCCTTCGCATACTGTTCAGGCGTTATCCCAAGTTGGCGAGCTAGTCTAACTTGGCTACCTTCCAGTTTTATTTCACGAGTAGCTTTCCCGCTATTCCTCGTGGCTGGTGCAACAACACTCGATGGTTGCCGCCTCTCAGGCTGCGCTTCCACGACAGCCTCAGATGTTGATTGTATACCATAAAATGATGGAAATTGCGCTTTCATCATAGTATCGACTTCTTTGTAGTAACGATCTGGCTCCTTGGCAGGATCAACTCCAGACCCCTGAAGGTGCTGGTCAACCCACATTGAATAGGCAGTCATCTCCCTCTGGAAGGGTTCTGATCCCATAAACCAAGGGTTCCTGTTCGCCCATTGCTGCATATCAGGATCAGGCTGCGCCTGCTCTTCTGGCTGAGGCTGGGGCTGATTCGAAAACTGCTGTGCTACGTTATGTTGTAATTGCTGCGCATAATTAGGAGACTGCTGCTCTGCCAGAGTAGCCTTTGACAGCTGCTCCTGAGCCTTACTCATGGCATCCGCGTCCCCGTCATCATAAGCTTTCTTGAACTGGGCCTGCGCACTATGCTTGGCCCATTGCGCATTATTCAGTGCCTGTTTATTCAAGGCTTCGGAACCCGAAGTCAGCATTGCCTGAAGGCGCTGGTTATCAGACATGAGAGCCTTCATCTGTCTGGCAGCTTCGTTACGTTCCTGCTTTATAGATTCTTTTTCCCTCTGCTCCTGACTGTACTGGTATTTAAGGTGGGAAATACGATCCCCTGCACGTTGGCTGAGTTCAGATATTTCGTTATCCACCTCAGAAGGATCATGTTCACTGGAAGAAGATTTTTTTTCTGGAATCTCTGGAGAATCCTCCACAACCTCTATGCTCAGGTTGTCACCAGAGACGGTATCCGTAATTTCCGTTTTTACCCCAAAAAACTTTTCTTCTTCGGATTGTCTTGGAATCTCTGCCTCAACTTTATTTTCTTCACTCATGTCCTGACCACTCCTGTCGGGTCTTCAACCACCGCTTCCACGGTATCATCGTTGATAAGCCTGAACTCTTTCCCGTACATTTTGATTCTGGTTCCAGAATATGACCTGAAAACCACCCAATCCCCTTTCTTGCACCAAGGCCCAGAAGGAAACCTCGCGGAATCATTGTAGCAATCTGGCCCAAGATCAAGCACATAAGCGCAGATATTGCTGACTTCCTCGTCCCTGATCGTTTGTTTCGCCTTAACAATGCCACCTTCGGTCTTCTCTTCCGCATCTGGCATAACAACCAGTATCCTCCATCCCTTAGGGTTTGGAAGCTGGCTTTTTGTATCCAGTTCCCGAACTGGACTCTTAACCGTCTGATTCAATGAATTTACCTACCCATTCAAACATCTCTCTTTCGGCAAGAGAAAGACCTTCCACAATTCCTACCATTTTCTGGTATTCACCAAAATCCTTGCAGCTGCCCCCAGAAAGATGATCGGTATGCTCACTCTTCATCTCTGAGAACCGTCTTTTCAAAAAGTCAGAAAGTGATTGCTCTTTGAAATCATTCCTCATTAGTTTTGTTATCTTTAGCTACCTGTATCCCAATGTCAACACCTTTTCTGTAATCCTCTCTGGCCTCTTTATCCTTTTGTTTTTTCTCTTCTAGCAAATCGCTAGCAATTTTCTGCCCTATACTGGCCCCAGCAATCCTCTCCTGAGAATCAATCCTCTTGTTTTCCACTGCATCCTTGGCCGCAGCCTTTTGTGCTTCAAGCTGAATTTTTGCCTGATCACTCTGCGCCTTACGCTGCACTTCGGATTCCTTGATCTGAAGTTCCTTCTGCTTGGCCTGTATCAACGGGTCTTCCTGCTGTTCCTGAATTCTCTGCTGTTCCGCCTTCGCTGCATTCGTTGCAGCTACCCGGGTCGCTGCCTGCGCAACCAGAGCAGAAATACGCTTCTCCACATCGGGCGGCAGAGGCTCCCCTACAGGCGGAAGCTGGGTCCCCATTTCCTGCTCGACCTGCTCCCTGAACTGCAGGGCAAGATGTTCCGTAATATAGGCAGAAGCCGTCATCATTATCATCTGTGCATTCGGGGCCTGTTCCAGTTTCTGTGTAATATTCGGGTCCTGTTGCGCAGATGTAACGGTCTGTATGTGTGCTTCATGGTCTTGGAATTCAAAAGCTTTTACTGGAACTCCATTCAGGAGGTTCTGAACAGCCGTCACTGGATCAACAGGAGGGACATCATTCTTATCTGGAATAATATCTTCTGCATCCCTGATACCGAGTACATCGAGCATCTGCCTGTGCAGTTTGGGAAGGTCATACATCTGTGGTGACTGGGAGGCCAGTTGCAGAGCCGCCTGATACTGCATGATCCTCTGCGCCATCGTGGCGGCATTCGGGTCAGAAACAGGAAGAACATCGATCCTTTCATCGAAATCTTCCATCTTGACCGCTTCTTCCTCTTCAACTTCGTAGGGATAGCTTGCATCCGTGAAATCCTTGACGATAGTGACCAGAATCCCAAATTCCTTGCGCATGGATGCGTGTAACCTAGCCTGTACCGCACTCATTACCTTCATGTTCCTCTCAAGAAGGGCCAGAGTCGTACCCACTGGGGCCTGATTATTCATATCTGAAACCTTCAGGTCAGTAATGCTTGCAAAACGCCTCCCCTCTTCTACGATATTTCCCAGTAACTGGTACAGGGTTGCGCTCGGCTCCTTGTAGGGAAGGAAGGTGATATTGTCCCGAATAACCCCGCCCGGCACATCCACATCACGGAACTCGCCCGGCATGATTGGCGTGTCATCGCCCTTGATACGCAATCCACGCGCCTTGAGGCCACCCGGTAAATTGGAAAGAGTCCCCGCATCCACGAGTTGCCTGAGAAGACTGGTTGCAGACTTTGACAGGCCGCCAACAAGATGGACCAGACCTAGCCCGTAGAATCCCAGACCGGGCAGGTACTGGTAATGGACAAAGTGCATCCTGCGTAATTTTTTAGGGTCATCCTCATAATAATTCCTTCGGATGCTGAGTATGACTCCAGACGGATAGTCCAGAGTAACTGCATAGGGCAACGCAATCCCAGTAGGCTCACCGTTTTCGGAGGTATCTTCAAACCCGACCAGATCAAGGTCTACCTGCATTTCAAGTAATTCATGGCGGTTGTCGTAATTAAATACATCCATTTCGCCAGTCATCTGGTCATATTTCTCCGTGATATCGCTTGAACTGGGTGTTGCGTCTGGAAGTTCCACATCCCTGTAAAAGCCGCTAACCTGCATCTTCCTGATGTCATTGGTCGATTTTTTCATTACATGGGAGGCTCTCTCACAGGTCTCAAGGTCACTGGCCCCGTAATTCACCACCACATCCTCAGCAGGTACAAAAATACCGCACGGCCTTCCAAGGTTATGATCGTAGTATATTTTCCTGAAAGCAGACCCTGCCAGAGGAAGTGAGAAAAGCATCTTCTCGGTCTCTGACCGATATTCAACCATCTCATGGGTGAGAAGGTAGTTCAGGTAATTCTTGACTCTTTCACCCTGAGATTCTTTCTCGTCTGTTATTTTTCCTACAATCTTGATCCTGACTGGTCCCTGAGCGGGAAAGATTTCAGAAATCGCCTGTGACTGGAACCGAACCACTGCCTCACTCAGCATGGGATGGAAGACCCCGCAAGCGCCAGCCCAAGGTGCTGTCCTTTCCTCGATCTTCAGCCCAAGCTGGTCAAGTCCCTTGATATAGGCTTCTTCCCATTCAGCGCGTGATTCCTTATCCGATTTAAATGACTGGACAAGTTCAGAGCCTATTCTCTGAAGTTCATCATCTTCAATAAAATCAACAAGATTGGAATTAAAATCCTGATCCGTTGTCTCTTTTCGGTTAGGATCAAAATCAATAATCATCCCCCCGTCTTCCGTATCAATGGATACGGACTCTGGGTTCTCTATCGCGATAGAGAGTGCCTCTTCTGGTTCCTGCTCCACAAGACCCTCAATAGGTGTTGCTGGGTTTCGTTCTATAGCCATAGATAACTCCATTTCTCCTAATAATAATCCGCTATCCTGTTCGGCTCCATCGGCTCATCTTCCTCGTCAGATGACAGGGAAACAAAACCTCCCTGCCTGAACCTGAGCAACGCCTGAGTACTGCTGTCCACCAGATCATCATGCTGCATATTCGGAAATCCAGCAAATTCCTCCACCACTTCTTCGGCCCATCTAGTCTTTGGACACCAGACCACCCCAGAAAAGAACAGGTCAGCAACCGCATTAACCCTCGCAATCTTGTCATTTCCACGGCTAGGCGTGTATTCAGATACGGGAATACCGATCTGCCTCAACTCGAAAATGAGCGGAGTACCTGCAGCTTTCGCTTCCACAATGAAAGCATCTGGCTTGTAGGCCCTGTACTTTTCCATTGCAGTCTTCTTCAGGTCTGGAAATTCAAGCCTTTCCTTGTAGGCATCAAGCAGGATCAGGTTTGGGGCCATTGTCCCCTCATCCTTGTTTTCTAGGTAGAAAACCCCCCATGTAGTACAGGCAGAATAATCAGCCCTCTCTGTTTTCAGGAAGGCAGTATCCCATGACTGGATAACAAACTCGCATTTCGGGGGATCGATCCCGCTCCATTCCTTCCACCACTCCCGTTTTACGAGAGCGCCTTCTTCAGATGTCGGGTTCTGCTGATACTGGGCAGACCATTTTGAGGTAGGCAGTTCAGAGCGTAACGCCTCAAGCTCCTCCAGTTTCCAGAATTCTTCCCAAAGGGGCCTGCCTGATGGTAAAATAGCTGGTAATTCAACCACTTCCCACTGATCGGAGCCTCCTCTTTTGACGCTAGCATCGACCACTTCACCTGTAAGGTCTTTCTCGTGCCACCGCGTCATCACGACTACTATGGCCCCGCCGGGCTGGAGCCTCTGCCTCGGCCCAGAGGTATACCACTCATAAGTACGCTGGAAAACATTGAAGTCTGCGCTAGCGCCTTCCTGCTCCGAATGCGGGTCATCGATAATCAGCAGGTCTGCGCCCTTACCCGTTACCGCACCGCCCACACCGATGGCGAAATACTCCCCTCCACGGTTCGTATTCCACCTGCCTGCAGCCTTGGAGTCGGCCTGAAGGCTGGTTTTGGGGAAAATCTTTTTAAAATCAGCACTATTGACCAGATTCCTGACCTTTCTGCCGAACCCCACAGCAAGTTCAGCAGTATGGGCAGTCTGAATAATCTTCTTTTCGGGGAATCTTCCGAGAAACCAAGCAGGAAGAAGGTAGGAAGCAAACTCAGACTTGGTATGCCTAGGCGGCATATTGATAATAAGCCTCTTCAAGTCCCCTTTTGCAACCCTTTCAAAGGCTTCGGCCATGATCGAGTGATGAGCACCTTCGATAAAGGCAGACCACATCTCTTTCACAAAGGGCATGAAGTTCTGTCCGCAGGCTTGTCTCGCCCTAGCGTCCTGTAATTCATCCAGCAGGACCAGAATTTCCTGCTTTTGCTCGATGGAAGCGTTTTGTAACTGGGTTAGTGCAACATTATTCATAGGACGAAAACATATGAGTTGCACGTTGCGTCTACTAGGGGAATGCAACCTGCAACTCGTCTGCAAGAAGAAGAGGAAACAGGCTTTCCTTTAAGGTGAACTATTACTGTGATCCAAAACATCCGGCCTGCTCCTCCCCATAATAAGATATAACTTAGTAAGAACTTCTTTCTGTATAGAATCTCTTCCTAGATAGTTGCCTTACTAAATACCATTGTATTAATCATTCATAGCTAATACCTCTTACTAAGTACTATTTAGTAGAAGCTACTTACGGGGCGTAAGTAGCTCAAGATTTTAGCATCTGACCACATCTTCACACGAAACTCAAATAACTGGGCCATTGTCTGCGCAAATACCAAAAAATACCGGCCGGGTATGGCGTAATTCGGGTAAAAATAGTGAAAACAAGGGGTGGTATGGGCAAAAAAGGCTGTGATTTCAGTAATATAGTACCGGTGGGGTATGAAAAGTGGGCTATGGATGAGCAGATCACTATGTAAATACAGTCGGTCGCTACACCTTTTTTCTTCCGTGGGGGGTGGGTGTCTGTCGGGCGCGGGAACTACGGGATGGAATCTGTAAGTTATTGATTGTCAAGGGTTTTTTCCTTTCTCAGTCGGGTTCTAAGTTACTGATTTATAAGGATTTTCTCAACTCATTATTCTGCCTTGGATCGGCCACTCACCCGCTCAGGCGCACTCAGGGCGCGCACAGGCGTGGCGCGTCTGTGTGTGAGTCCAGTGAAGGTCATGTCAGGCCAGTAGCTCAGACAGCCGCTGGTGTAGCTCAGACTCGATTTCCTCAGGTGACCTCGACTCTTCGCGCACCTCCACCTTGTCGCTGAACAGTGACACATGATCAAGCTTGCCGAGAAGTTCGAGTGCCCGTACCCGCGATGCGTCAGACTCTGCTTCGGTGCTCTCTGTGTAGAGCCGTGAGATAACGTGATTCCTGATCCTAAGCGCGGATGCTACCGACTCGTGCTCTTTCCTCTGCAATGCACGTTGCAAGCTTAGTGCAATCTTAGGAGTCGCTAGCAGCTTGCTGGCTTCGACTTCTACCCACTTTGGTATCGAACCATTCTTGTTCAGCCTAACGCTGTACGCCTCTGCGTACGCCGCCTTGTGACTACCCAACTTGCCGCGCGAAACTGCGTCAACAAATGCACGTTGCTTTTGCGTTAACGTGAGATCAATCTGCGGGACAACTTCCAATTTTGCTTTCGGTTTTTTGACCATAATTCCTGCGCAACCTGAGATTGTTTTTGGCTCAGTAAAATATTATCTCGTGCCACTAACCAAAGCTACGCTTGCACTTAGCTATCGTGTGCAGTTGATGTTGCGAATGATGTTTGACTGATCTAAAATTCTTAGTAGAAGTGATATGCAGCAAGTTTGATTGGATCAACCCTCATATCATGAAACCAGTCCCCGAGGGCCTGCGGTTGTTTCAACACTGTCGCGATGACACGGTTCGAAATGTCCGCAAGTCAAATCGCTGGAACTCCATCAGGAGTTAAGAGGTAGCGGGTAGAGCGGAGAGGTTCACCAAGTGAACCAAGACCGCCAGAAAATCCAACAAGGAAGCCTTGTCTTTTGGTTGGGTTCAGTGCAGGCGGTTAGTCTTGCTAGGAGTACCCTCGGGGAAAGCAGGACGGGATAAGTTTTTTGATGCAACGTCAACAAGAAATTCCCAACGCTGTCGAATCTGAATTCATCAGGCCAGAATAAAAATAGCGGCGAAGACAATCGGACTACGTTGGGACCTTCCTCCAAGGGTCGAGCTAGTGTGGCGACTAGCTCCTGAAGATGATAGCCAGAACAAAATATTGACTAGTAAATATTTTGTTTTAAATCGAAACCAATTCACTTGGAGGTGAATAAAATGACTGCTAAAGCATTGAAAGAAAAGTACCGACAAACCAACTACCGAAAGACGATTCGCGCACACAAGAAACAGTGTCGCATTCGCGCTGAGCGGCAGGCTAAAAATAAAGGTAAGTGGATGTCGTTGGTGGAGTCTGTAAGTGCAATTTCGATTCACGATGAAATTGATTCACTCGCGGAACCCAGACATTGGGTAGCGGTGGCAAAACTTCTCAAAAATCGTTTTGCATAATTTGTAAACCAACTGAAGAGCTAGCGAAAATCTAGCGAAACGATTCGTAATTAAACTTGTTGCGTATAACAAGTTTTTCCTGTTCAAGGTTGAATCGTCTTGGTGTAACCCATTTTGGGTTACGTTTTTTTAGCTTTTGATTTCATTTACTTGGAGGTAATCGTGAAAACAAATCCAACAAAAGCAGTGCAAGATATTCTCAATTGTTTGAAGGCCAACCATGTGCCGTATCTGGAGGGACAAGTTGGTATCGGGAAGTCGGCCATCGTAGATGTGTGTGTGAACATACTTCGCGGTGATCGGAAGCTCGTTACTGACAAGGAATCCCTCCCGCTAGCTGTTGCACCCCCAAAGGGTTCATTCGGCTATGTGTCGGTGCGACTGGGCTTGTATGAAGCGGTAGATTTTGGCGGCTTGCCGCACATCATGTTCCGCAAGGACAACCCAGATATTGGAATTCAGCAACGAGCATTTCTTGAGAATCTTCCACAGTCTGGTGAAGGCGTTTTGTTCTTGGATGAATTTGCACAAGCTCATGCTTCGTTGCAAAGCATCATTGGACAATTGCTCCATGAGCGTAGGCTTGGGTCCTATATTTTCCCGTCAGGTTGGCGAATAGTGTGTGCTGGAAATCGGAGTACAGACCGTGCTGGTAGCAACAAGGTTCCAACCCATGTGGTCAGTAGGGTTCAGCTTATTGAGTTCGAAGCCAGCACAAAGGAATGGTTGATCTGGGCAGCGAAGAATTATGTTTCCCCGTTAATTACGGGTTACATATCTTACCAACCCGAAAACTTGAACGTCTTCGATCCGAAGATTGCGGGACAGCAACCGAGTTCAAGAAGTTGGGTGCGCCTTAGCGACATATTAATTGTCGCACCAGAAGTTGTTAAGAACGAGGACGACTTGCAGCGCACTACGTCACAATCTATTGGTGATGCAGCGGCGATTGATTTTGCAACATTCGTTAAGCTTCAAAACGACATTCCCAATCTGTCGGAGATTATGAAGGACGGCGGGAACGTCCAAATTCCTGACGACAACAAAATGCACTACGCCACTTGCATAGCGTTGGTCCACACAATGAAAGAAGCCGAAGCAGGCGAAGTGACTGGCTACTTTGAAAACGCACTCGCGTACATTCAAAGGATGCCAAGTGATGAGTTTGCGTTCTTCTTCATGCGTCAGGTAATTGGTCAGCGTCCTGACCTTGCTGAGACTTCTATTTATTCCGATTTCAAAATCGCCAATCAGGCTTTTGAAATTTAAAACCACTGATGAGACCTGCAGGAATTCCAATTCCAAATAATTATTTACCAGTAAATATTTATTCGGTGAGGGCAGGCGAAACGCGCACGGGAGGTTGCGCGTTTGGGGATGCACTTTGTGCATCAATTTATAATTGGTTAAACATGATCACTTGGAGGTGAAACATGGTTAAGAAAACCAAAAGTACCTTAGCTGAAAACGCTACTCTTGTTAGGCTTACCGCGAAGAATTTTTCGGGCGTTAAGGTTGACAGGGAAGCGCGGAAAGCACTCGCGAAAGAGTTCAATGCAAATGAAAAGTCTCTGCAAAGCAACAAACATCTGCTAGGAACTCCATGCTCTGCGCCCTTTCGGTCCATCGTGAATCGTTTTCGGAACGATAACGGGGGATACCTTGAGGTCACCTTACCTTGGCATGACAATACGCCAGCCGAAAACACTTCGAATAAAACTCAGGTTGTCGGATGGCGCATTTGTCCCAACAAGGAATTGCAGGGCTTGCTTGATAAATTCCAAGAATCCAAACGCGAGTTTGATTCGCTAAAAGAGGAATTCATTAAGGATTACCCGAAGAGGGTTGAAGCTTCGAAGAAAGCTTTGGGAGGTCTCTGGAAACGGCAAGACTACCCATCGCAGTCTGAGGTTGAGGATAAGTTCTACTACCACCTTGAAGTTGGAGGAGTTCCAACAGGTAAGAAAGAAGGTGAGGTGGACATTCGACTCAATCTCAGCAAAGAGCTTCGCGAGCGAATCGAAGCGGACGCTGAAAGACGTATTCGACAAAGCGTGGAAAATGCTGCGAAGGATACTGTCGAGAGCTTACTGTCCGAGGTTAGCCATCTCGCTACCAAGTTGGTTGAGTATGATCCGAAGAATAAACAGAAGTCGTTCTTCAAGGATGCAAGCTTTGACAATTTGCGAGATACGCTGTCCAAATTGCCGACAATTAACGAGGACATTCTTGGTGGAAATTCAGACATCAAGAAAGCTCACCAGAAATTGGTGAAAACTTTCTCAACAATTGGAAGCGATTTGGAGTCATACAGGGAAGACACTGCAGAGTCGAAGGCGAAAAGGGACACTCTCTCCGAGAGTCTCGACAAGTCAGTGGACAATCTGAAAGACAGCTTCTTGGGCAAGGCGTTTAAGTAAGGTGAAGGGGGGAACGATTTTGTTCCCCCCGCTGTATTGGAATGTGTATTCCAACTGATGAGATCGAAAGATCGAAACAGCAAATATATTCATATCACTTGGAGGTGAAACAATGAATATTGAAACGATGAATGAGCAAGCAATGATAGCTTTGAAACGCTCTAACCTTCGCGTCATGCGCGATCACATGAGCTTGTCGAAGATATTATTGAACCTCAAACCTGTGATGTTAGAGAGTGGCACTTGTGCAACCGACATGATTCACTTTTTCTATAATCCAGAATACGTTCTCAGTCGGACTGAGGATGAATTGGATTTTGTTGTGACGCATGAAGTTGGACATGATTACTTTGAACATCCGCTCCGAATTGGATCGTGGAATCTGAAGCTCTTTAATATAGCTGCAGACCTTTCGATCAATTCTTTTCTCGTTTATGAATGCGGCTTGACAATGCCTAAGGGCGGTCTGTTGCTGCCTGAGTATCGGGGATGGGCGGTCGAAGCTATATGCCGCGATCTGGACAACAACCCTGAGAAGCTTAAGGAAATTGTCGAGGAATTAACTAAGGACGATGACGGCGAAGAAGAGACCATGTGGACCCGTTCAGAAGACGGCGAAGACGGCTCCGAAGGCGAAGAGTCCGAAGGCGAATCCGAAGGCGAATCCGAAGGCGAAGGCGAAGGCGAAGAGTCCGAAGAAACTTGCAATAACTGCGGGACTGAAATCGACAACGGTGGAAACTGGGGTCGCTGTGATCCATGCGCAGATGAAGAAGATTCAGACTCCGACTCAGGTTCCGAAGGCGAAGGCGATGGCAAAGAAAATCAGACTGATAAATATTCTGATTTGCCCGAGCTGGCTGGAGGTGTTGTTGCGCCAAGGCATGATGATGGGACCAAGCTTGATAGCAACGAGATGGAAGAGCTTCGAGGTGAATTCCAACGGGCTAAAACCCTTGCGGAAAAACTCGAAGCAACCTTGCCAGCTGGAAGTGACACTGGCAATTGGACCACAGCGGCAGCGGATAACCCGAAGCACCAAGGCGAAATCAACTGGAAGGAATTGATGAAGGATAAACTCATGGATTCACTTTCGGACGATACGACTTGGTCGCGGCCAAACCGCCGATTTGCATGGTCTGGGACTTATCTTCCATCGCGGCTTAAATCGCCTAATGGCGGCGAAGTTGCGGTGATGGTTGATACGTCAGGTTCTGTTTCACAGCGTGAGCTAGATGTCTTTTCTGCAGAGCTTCAGATTCTTCTGGAGGAATGCGGGATTGAGCGGGTCAGAATCTGCTACTGCGATACCAGCGTTAAGAAAAACAGTGACGGCGAGTGGTGGGACGTTTTTGACCTCGATCAAGAGGACTTGAAAATGGTTAGGCGAGGTGGTGGTGGTACATCCTTCACCCCCCCGTTCAACCTGTTCAACGATTGGTCCGAAGGCGAAGTGGATGACGTAGTTGCGATCATCTACTTCACTGACGGCGAGGGAGAAGTTGATGAGGATGTGGAGCCAGACGTACCCGTAATCTGGGCAGTGACTTCTGAGAGTTGCTGGTCTGAGGAGCTTCCCTTCGGAGAGATCGTCTACATTGATCCGATAGACTTGCGTTGGTAGGTGAGAGAGAGAAAGAGGGCGCGACAAAAGTCGCGCCCTCTGGGCGGGGATAATCTGTCGTGGAATGTGTGTTCCACCTGATGAGATCGAAAGATCGAAACAGACAAAAGTTTTGACTGGTAAAATATTATTTTGGACCGAGATGAAATAACAATTCGTTTTGTGAAATAACAATTCATCTTGTTTTTTTTATTTCGTTTTTTTTTGATCCTAGAATCTCACGGAAAGAAAGCCATCGAGTGTCTTTCATCGAGTGTCATTCATCGGGTGTCTTTCATCCCTTTTATAGCGCGGCCTGCAGAGGGCGGCAAAATTAGAGGCGATCTGAGAGGGGCTGTTTTCGGTGATATCACGACAAGGGTCACTCCCTTTTATCGCGTCTAAGCGCAAATGTGGGCTTCCGAATTTCCAAAAACCACTGTCTCAGACTGAAAGTCTGGCTGAATGAGTCCAAAAGGACGAAACAGGGGTGGATTGGCTTTATCGCCAATCTTGATTGAAATGAAATAGTCGGAGGTGAAATATGAGTAGTGAAAAAAAGTTAGGCCGGCGTATTTCTGGTACTTACGGACGATTAGGCACGAGGAAATTAAAACGTGCAGCGTCCAAGGGTACTCGAAAGAAAATGAAAGATGATCTTTCGTTAAAGGAAAGGGAGGTGAAAAATGGATGAATTGTTAAAAATAGATGCGCTAGTAGATGAGACTTTCTTAAAAATGGCGAACCATAACCTACTCTATGATTTTGATGATGTAGGCGCAGTTGAGGAAATAATAGGCCATCTTTTGGAACTCGGCACTGCTAGTGCTGATAATGTTATTGAAAAACTGAACGCTATCGAAGAAAAGAAGAAAGCCTATCAACGTGAGATTAAATTACTAAGAGATAGAATTGAACTATTAAAATCTAAGGAAAGGGAGGTGAAAAATGTCAGTTGAAAAATCTCAAAGCTGCCCATTCAATGCAGTCGTATCTACTGACCGAATCAAATCCAAAATTGAGAAGGGCAAAGAAGTTGAAGTGCGCTCGATCAAGGATGGGAAGTTCGGATTCTTTGCGGTTGCTTTTGCTGAGGGCGAAACGAGTCCTGTTTTCATAGGTCTTAAAAATCTTGACTTTGCCAGTGATTGCACTGACGAAAGAAAGAATGAGCTTGAGGCAGAAAAGAAAGCTTGGAAGGCGAAACAGGATATGCGCATCTTTGTCGGAACCGATCCAGACTGGATAGGTGAAAGATCAGTTGCATTCGATTGGACTCTGTCCGACAGTGTTCCGCTGCAGAACGGACGATCAGGGTCGCTCAAGAAAAAGGTTCGTCTCTTCTTTCCTCTCGTGACTCGTGCTGGAAAGAAAATCTATGATGAGAAGGACGGAACCATCCCTCAGTGGATTTGGGACGCTAAGTGCAAAGAGCATAGCGGTAAAGTTCTCAGCAGCAGATGGGGATACGCGGTTACTGATTTTCGTATCTTGAAACCGAGCGTTGGCGGTTAGCCCAACGCGGCCAGTCGATGGCTAAAATGCGATGAGAGTAGGTCATACCAAGATTCCCCTACTGACAAATTCGACAGGGAAGGCTGGAAGACGGTTAGTCACAGTCTAGTTGCGATGGGAACAACACTGGTAACAGGTTCCATAAACAAGCAGTGCAAAATTAGGGCAGTAGCAGAAATGCTACTGCCCTTTTTTTTTGCCTGAAAAAACGTACCTGCTTACTTCAGGTAAATAAATATTTACCAGTCCATAAACCTTTCAAAAGATAACTTTCTTGGGGAGACTTTTAAAAAGGTGGGCGGTTAGGGAGAAATGTCTCCCCCCCCTGTTAAGTTTTGAATAGTTAGGTGAAAAAAATATTTTTGAAAAAGTTCTCCGGCATAAACTTTTTTATGCCGGCATAAACTTTTTTATCTTTTCCTTGTCGCTTATTTTTTTATGTTCTGGTGATCCCGACTGTGGAAGCTCAGGCGTTTATTTTTGAACTGCATAAACTTCTTAATATTCAAAAGCTTATACGGAAGAGCCGAGAGAAGCTGGCAACCGCGAGCGTAGTTAACAAAATATTTACTGGTAAAATTTCGTTTTGACCAGAAACTTCTTGAATTTCAAAGACTTAGGGCAGACCACCCCCCGTTATTCCAGTAACGGGGGGTGGTCTGAGCCGCGCCTCCAATCGTGTGCCTTTCCTCGGATCGTGTGCCTTTCCTCGGATCGTGTGTCTTTCCTCTTGATCCAAGTCGGCCAGATGGTTTACTATGAGCACATCGAGACGTTTTGGGTTTACGTTTTCGGTTCACCTCCTGAGGGGTCAAGCAATTGGCCCCTTTTTTTATGTGCATACGCTTTCATAGAGCAAGCAATATGCTATTATGATGAAGATAAAGGGAGGCAATGATTATGGAAGTTTCAGTACCAGTTTTTTCTTGGCAGCGTTGGTGGGAAGTACCCTTCTTTATATTCATCGGTCTTATGATGATCCTTTTCCTTCCCTGTTATTTCGGAATCCATTTGATGCGTAAACACTTTAAAAAAGAAAAGGTTTCTCAATAATGAAGTTTGCTGTCATTCGGCACACCTTCGTCCTCACCCAAATACAAGAAGACCCGCCAGAAAGCGAAGGCAGTTGGGAACATTTTGTCTGGCTTTTCGATGATGAAAGAGACTCCATCGCATTCGCCATCACCCTGCTCGACAGTCCGCTTCTGAAGAATGAATTTGCTCTGGCTGATGCTGTTGAGCAACTTGAAAAACGTGGCTACTACCAGATCGGTGGCGAGAGCGTAGCTGTAGGGGTCGTGATGAACACGGTTGAGGGATTCGGATTAACGCAGGAAGAAGGCTCTCCAGACTGGGAAGAATCAGCAAAGGAATTTGTATCCAATGAAAAACGAAAAAACAATCTTCATTAGATGTAGCGAGGAAACGCTGCTGTTGGCAAAGGCACTCGCTGAACATGAAGATCGATCAGTGAATAAACAAATCATCCACCTGATTCATTCTGCCGCGAAGAAGAATCCAATACTGGCTGGAGAATTAAGCAGGAGGAAAACCGTTTACCCCAACAAGAAAGAGACTAAGTATGGTCTGGTAGAGCTTGCAAAAAGCCTTCAGAAGGTGATTCCCCAAGACCCCAAAAATTAATCAAGGTGTCGCAGCATCTTTGGGCGACATTTACGACTCCATCCCTGATCTCTATGGGATTCCCCACCATCAATGCCCAGAAAATCTTCTCATCCTCATTCCCGCATTCTTGGGAAATTAATCTTTGAACCTTTAGTAATACAACGGACCTGTGGAACGGTTTCGGAGAAGAATTATGATCAGTAAATATTCTTTCCCAAGAAACACTTCCGCCAAAAGCACCCGATTTCGAAATCAATCCCAAATACTGGTTTGCTACGTTGTGCTGCTGTGCCGACAGTTGTTTCAAAAGATACAGCCTGTCAATCGCGTGTTGATCGAGGACAACAGCCTGCCCAAGTCGGTCAACACCTACTCGATGCCTCTTATGTAGGCATCGAGTGCCAGTCTCCCTACAGGGACCAGTCGAAGTCTTCATCCTCGATATCTCCCTGCACTTCTGAATAACGCCCAGTCCTTGGGTCAAAGATAAGAGAAACCTTTCCAGTCTTTCCGCACCAACCCCACCTGACTTTCCAAGCGATCAACTCACAGTTTCCATCTTCTGGTCTTTCATCATCAATTTTCCTGATCGTCAATCCAACGTCACACTTCGAAAACCAGTGCATCGATCCAGCCACATCGAGTCCTCCCACCAATGGACGCTTGCCGTCACGATAACTTGGCTTTGCGGGATGGCTCACAAAAAGGCAAAGAACGTCATAATGCCTGCAGAAAAGTTGAATTTTGGTAAGTACACTGGAGATAAAATCAGTATCAATCGACTTAGCGTGGATGAAATTGAACGGATCGATTACGAGAATTCTGCAGCCACGCATGACGGCTCCCTCGGCTTTCTCTAGAATTTTCTCAATGGTCGGAAGCTCATCGGACCTGTAATCTTGGAACAGGATGTGATCCTTGATCCAGCTTGCCGCCCAGTCTTTTTCGGACTGTGTCATGCGGGGTCCAGAGCCATCGGAAAAGAAACTTTTACCAATCAGAACTTGAGACAACAGCGCGGAGTGCATGGCTGGAGGTTTTTCGAAAGAGCAGAAACAGGTCTTGAGTCCAGTCGAGCGTCCTACGTTTACGATCAATGAATCGAGCCAAGCTGACTTGCCTTCTGACGGCCAACCGCTGATCACAACTAGACTGCTGGTAGTAAGCTTGAATAACTTATCGACAGAGGTGTAGCCAGTTGAAATTCCCCTAGGCACTCCCTGATCATAGAGCCTCTGGAATTCTTCGTGGTAACTGGAAATGTCGTTCAGCCCGTGCAACGGCATCGGAGTTGCATTGATGATGGATTCCCTCACGGCTTCCGAGCCATCTGCCATCAGTAATTCATTGGCATCCTTGTGTGTCCCGTAGCTCACTCTCGTACATCGTCCTGCATTTAATCTTCTGCTTAATTCTGCAGCGAGTAGGTCCCCGCATTTGTCAGCATCGGTAGCTAGGATAATTTTTGTCTGGCTTTTGAACTTGTCCCTTTCTTCCCATATGAATTTGAATCTACCTTCCTCTTCTGGAGCAACGCGGTTCTCTGAGATTTTTGACGGTGCGCCATTCGGAACTGAATAACACTGGATATTCATGTGCCCAGCGAATGCGTTTTGCACGGCAAGGCAATCGAGTTCTCCTTCGGTAATAATAATGCCATCCAGAATAGGAAGATCAGGATCGAAAATTTGCTGACCCCACAGGCGGGATGCTTTTCCCTCCCACCAGAAAGTTTTCGCTCCATTGGCAGACCTCCACTTTACTGCGTCCACGTTACCGTCTGTCAGATAGGGAAAACCTATTACTGGTTTATTATTCTTTTGGTTGAGGATTGCGCCAGCCTTATCAGCAATGACTGGGTCGATCCCGCGTTGCTTCAACCAATCAGCTGCCTGTCCAGACAGGTGGTTGGGAGGAATATTTTTTATATTTGGGGCAGCCTTAACAGGACGCTCCAAGTTGTTGAAATTTATGGTCTTATTGGTAAATACAGACCCGCGCTCACCGCAGTGGTGGCAGTGGAAAACCAATCTGTCGCTTTCGATCTTCACCGACAAGGGCCTGTCGGCTTTGTTTTTTCTCTGGGACTGGCAATCTGGACAGCTGATTTTGAATTGCCCGATTGGAAGTCCTTGGGTAGGTGGCTGTTTTTCGATATGTGCTAAAAAAAATTCTCTCTTCTCTCGTTCTTGGATTTGCATTGGTCCTCCTCATAGTTCTTACTAAGTAGTTCTAACTAAGACTTAGTATAAGATTATTATTATATAATTCTTATACCTCTTCTAAAGATGAAATAAATTTCGAAATTTTCCTGATCATGCGCCTCTCGCGGAAGCTGTCATTCACAAAATCGTGATACTCAGCAAGCTGTGGGTCGTGGCAGAAAGATTCCTCGTTGATATCATTCTGATAAATTGCCCACTCAAGTGCTTGTTTCAGATCGTGCGGAAACGATCCAAGATGTGTGGGTGGCGTGTAAATGTCCTCATCTAACCCTACGTTGATCTTGCCAACAGACAGGGGCTTCTTGCGTTTGAGTGTTCGGTATTTTTTGAGGCACAGGGCATTGCAAAATTTATTTTTCCCCAGACTGGGACTCTCGATTCCGCACCCCAAACAAACCTTGACGCTCAATATCCTTCTGATCGGTTTGATAATTTCCCCGTGCTTGGGGGGAGTGTGCAAGAAAATCAAACCACCTATGCTAGCCATTTGCTTTCCTTGTGATTCTCTTGTCCACCATACGCGCCATCCAGTCTGAAATTCTTTTCCTTGAGACCTGAGGATATTCTAAAATTCTCAGAACATTTTTTCTTGCACCACCTGAATCGATGCCAAGCTCCTGTGAAATTTTCAGGAAGTCATCAGAAAGAAAATATTCTAGTCCATTTTTCTTTAGCTCAGAATCACTACTTCCAACATCTCTGATTGCCTGCTTGAGAATAGCCGAATTAATTTTGAGTGCCGTGAAATTCATTGCCCAAGTCTAGCACCAGAAAAAAGCTCCATCAACCATCTGTGTCTCATGCTTGTCACCACCAACCAACTCTTTTATAATCAGCACCACCCCATCGAAATCATCAAGGAGGCATCTATATGAAAGCCAAGATTTTATTGGCTCAAAAACCCATGCTAGGCAACGAACACCAAGGATACTTGGTAATCGGCCTAGTCAATCTCACAACCCACGACATCGGTTCTGAACTCAGCAAAAGCGAAGTAACTGTTCTATGTAAAGACAGAAGGCTCACCGTTGAAATCTGCGAATGGTCAAAAACTTAGGGGGATAATATGAATTGTGTAATATGTAAAAAACCAATCCTCCCAGACCGTGACGATAAGGGAAAAATCTACTGGACCCAAGGAAACAATTCCCTGCCCGTTCAAGAGGGAAGGTGCTGCAATGCCTGCAATTTTACAAAGGTTATTCCAGCTAGGATAAACAGAATCGGGAAATTGAAAAAGGAACTGGATTCAAGAAAAATTGAGAATCATAAGGAGGCACAAAATGAAGCTTGAAGTAGTGAGCGGTGTTCCTATTCCAGAAACGAAAGGAAAGCCTAGAAAATATCCGCTCGATCTGGATGAGCTTGGATCAGGTGACCATGTACTGGTTCCTATTCCGAAGAATCAGATCGGACAGGAAGTGAAAATTATAAGAAATTTTGTACTGAGATACACGCACAAAAATCCTTCTAAAAAATTCACCATCAGGCAGCTTCCAGAAGGTGTGGGGATTTGGAGAATAAAATAAAGTGAAAAATTACCGCCCTTGGAGGTGGGTCAAACCCAATTCACACCGCAGTTCTCTGGCTAAGACAGTAAAAAAATCAGCTAAACACGAACCAGAATTGTGGCATCCAGTTTCGCGCAGTCATGCAAACCTAGACCCGTGGAACTTGATGTGCTTTCTGGTTGAGCAAATTTCGTGCGCCCATCAGACTGGAGCAAACAAGTGGAACACGGGCGAGGTAGTGCAGGGACTGTCAGATGCTGACACCACATCCTCAAGCAGAATTGCTTTGCTTGGAAGTGGGGACAATCGGTCTAAGGTGGCAAAACTGGACGACACCAATAATATACCCATCAGTCTGGAGGATATTAATAAAACAAGTTCTGGTTATAGTGATTTTTTCTCTGATACTGAAATTGACAATCAAAAAATAAAACTGCAAATCGAAAACCATTACTTGAACTCAACCCCCAAAAATATAATATTTCCTGAGTCCGCAGAACTGCTCCACAGCATCATGGATGCCGACTACCAAACTGACGGATTCAAGCTTTTGAATGACACTCCAAGCTTTCTTCTGATGATACCCAATGATTTTATGCGTGACGGCAAACCCATGAACAGTTTACTTTTTTCTTATTCCTCAAGATCGGAAACGGTTTTTCGATGGTATTGCCATTTGATAAACCTCCTAGGTTGCGTGAGAGGAGACAACGAACTAATTCCTTGGAATTCTGGAAGGATGGGAGTCCAGTATCAGGTGGAAGGAGGGGCAATTACGATAACCGACAAAGAACTTCATTCACTGGGGTTATCTGGAGAAGAAGAAGAAAAAGTAGAATGGATTACTCAGAAAGAGGCACTTGGAAGATATTATCAACTGCATCTTAATTTGCAGGAAAAAATTATGAGAGGACATCCTGACCTTAAATTATCGCCAAAGGACGACATCAAAAACAACGACAAAAGAGTGTCAATTGTTTTTGATGGCAACGAATCTACTGGTGCAATTTCCGTGTCTCCTGACCAGTTACAAAAAACTGCTAATTACGGGCGCGGAGACAAGGAAATCGATGATGAAGTTATGAATTTAATTCTGGAAGGTCAGGGCAACGCGAGCAAAGAGATGTTCCTAGGTGACAAAAGCCCAGTAGAAGAACTCTGTGAAATAACCAGACTGGTTACATCCGTTTTAGTGTACATCCAAGCCTTGGGAGACGAAGTTCTGATCGAGGGAGTGCCTCTCAAAAAGAGGAACGGGCATGGCGGAATACCGATGTCACTTCGGGAAATGCCGAGCAAAAAGAAAAGTAGACCAGTAATATTTAATTTGAAAGGACCCAAGCGGTCGTTCACATCCAGAGCAGGCGGATACAGGCGTTTTCATTTCAGAACACTTACCCACGAAAAATACTATCAGGGAGAACACGCACGAAAACCAAGGGGCAGTCGGGTTGTATTTGTTCGGGATGCTTGGATAAAGGGAATGAAGCCCCATGTACTGACAGATGGAAAAGACATCGATAACAAAGTGATCAGGAGAGAAAACTATGACCATTGAAGACAACTCTGATGCTTGGCATCAGGTCAACAACGAAGAGAGGCAACAAGCTGATCTTGATAAGCAAGTGGAAGCACTTAAAAAAAAGTATGCAGCAGAAAGAAAAAAACGGATTGAGGAAGAGAGAAAGATGGAATCATTGAAATCAGAAAATAAAAAGTTAAAAAAAGACCTTGAAGAGTGGGATCAGGGTAAGTCAATTAAAAGGTTTTTACCCGAATGAAGTTTACGAATAAATTTAACGTGCCTAGCGAGATTATCCGCGCTTATCACAATGACAAGTACAGCAAGGGGGATAGTGATTTTTCCATCACTGGGCTTATCACCCCACCACAGCAGCGAGTCCTCAAGGAAATGTACAGGCCAGAGATTACAATTGATTATTCAGACGAAATCTGGAAACTACTCGGCAGTGGCATTCATGCTGTAATAGAAAGAGCCAACGAAAACTACACGGACAACCTCACTGAGCAGAGGTTCACTGTGGATATTCTTGGAAAGAAGGTAAGTGGACAGATTGACAATCTCAACGTACCCGAAAAGAAACTTGAAGACTGGAAGGTAACCAGTTCCTATACCGTCAAGAACGCAATCAAGAACGGTATTAAAAGTGAATGGGTCTCCCAACTCAATTGCTATAAGTATCTCTACGAGAAATCCACAGGAAAGAAAATAGACCAGTTAAATATTATTTGTTTGTGCAGGGACTGGAATCGTTGGGAATTTGAACGAAGCGGATCGCCCTATCCTGAGTGTCCCATTGCAACCTTGCCAGTTGAAATTTGGGAAACAGAGAAAACTGAGAAGTTCCTTACTGACAGGGTTGCACTTCACAAAGAAACCGACATCGCAGTGGAAATGGGAATAAGGGTAATGCCAGTCTGTACTGACGAAGAACGCTGGATGAAGCCAGACGAGTTCCGCGTCACAAAGAAAGGACGGAAGAGCGCAATGCGAAGATTGCCGTCCGAAGAAGAAGCGAATGAATGGATAAAGAAAAACGTACCAGAAAAAATTCATAAAGATATCAGCATAGTTTTTATCAAGGGAGAAGCCACACGCTGCAAGGCTTACTGCCCTGTTTCTAATTTTTGCAGCCAGTATCAGGAGGAAGTTAAAAACTCCGAAGGAGGGGAACAATGGACGAAGAATTCGAAGGATGCTACATAGCCGTCATAAAATACGGAGACCCTAATTCACACCTTGCTTTAACGTGTGGATTCGGGCCTTTCAAAGACGATGAAGATGCGAAGGGTTGGGTCTCGCGAGCCTATCGTGGAGCCAACGTGATCTCGGAAATAGTAATTATTAATGAGCCATTTGAAATGAAACCAGTTCTGGTTGAGGAGGAAGATTCGTGAGCAAAGAAACAAAACCGACAACTTTGGTTGAAACCCTACTGAAGAAGATAGACGACCCGCTGAAAGACGCAGTGAAGAATATGTCCACCCTGAGCGATGATGACAAAGTTAACATCAGAGGAAAATATTACGCTGAGGTCCATGTTCGTGTGCAGGCTTTTCGTGAAGCTTATGGAGAAAGAGGAAAAATAATTTCAACCATCCATCAAGCGGACGAAACAAAAGTTATGACGGAAACGGTAATCAGCGTCTTTGTGGATGGCTCGTGGCGACAACTTGCTAACGATTTTGCTGAAGAGTTCCGTGGCGCTGGCATGGTTAATAAGACCAGTGCGGTTGAAAACTGCTTGACAAGTTCGATTGGCCGGTCACTCGCAGCTTGCGGCCTAAGCGGTGGAAGTTATGCAAGCTTTGAGGAAGTGGACCACGCTATCAACGAGAAAGCAGAAGCACCAAATCCAGAACCATCGAAAAAGAAGAAACCGAAGAAGGCTGAAAAGAAAACTGACCAGTCAGATTTCAAAAAAGAAATTCTGGTCACAGAGGTTTCCGACAGCCACATCGTGGCTGGAGACGGGCAAGAACTGACCCAAGTCCTGACTAAAAACGGGAAGGTTTTTGATGAGGCTTGGGCTTCCAAATTTCTTGAGGACTACAATGAAATTTCAGATGCAATTCTTAGCGATGGCACTGATGATGAAGCTATGAAGAAATTTCGATCCCTGTACCGTGCAGAAAAGGACAACATAGATATCATGGGCAAGCAGTTTCCAGAACTCAAGATTGAATTCGACAAGGCCCTAGAGAAAAATCTGAACAGATTTCCAGATGAAGTGAGGGGTACTTCCAAATGAGTGCAAGAAAAAAGCATCTGCACGATATCAGCAAATTTTTCTATTCTTGTGAATTGGAGTATAGGGGATTTGGCTTTGATGTGTTAGAAGGAAGAAGTAGATACCGTGACGAATATGATAATGACTAAGGAGGAAAAACATGACGACAAATAGTAGACCACAGGCAGACGGGGCAGCATGGAAAAACAGTTTCAAAAAAGGTGCAAACCACCCTGATTGGACTGGAAAGATTGACCTTACTAGGGAGCTTCTCAAGGAGATTGTGACCGAAATCAATAGTGGGGATAAATCTCCAACAATTGAAATAAAAGTTGCAATGTGGGACAGGGTCTCTAACGAAAAGGGAACTGAGTTTAAATTTATAAGGGTTGATCTTCCGATGAAAAAACAAGAGAAGGCAGCTGAGGAACCCGTAGATATTTCTATGGAGGAAGGTGACGATGTCCCATTCTAAAGTTTCTAACATTCAAATTATCAAAGGCACAAATGCTTCGGACGAAACAGTCTCAAAAGCAATGACGATGCTTGGAAAAACAAATCCAGAAGATAAAGTGGAAGTCTCGGACTCAATAACTTGCGTTGGCATTCCAGAAGATGGCCTTCTGGTTGTGTGGCCTGATCGCGATGCTATTCTGGTTCCGCAGAAAGAGGGATAATAAATGGAAATCGAAGAAAGCTGGATGGATAAAATAAGAAACTTTTCTGCAGGCTTGCGTGAAGCAGAAGAGAGCGTCCACAGGTGGGATGCTGAGATAAAAAAAATCCTAGCCTTGAAAAAGACTGAGGCACTAGGTGATGGGTGCAAGACGAGTGCTTCCCAAGAACGGTATGCAGAGGTGCAACCTGAGGTCTATCAGGCAAGGATTAACTTTGCCAAAGCCAAAGGCCACCTCGCTGCTGTACGCTGTCAGTTAAAGGCTATCGAGATAGGGTTCGAAGAGTGGCGCACTAGGGTCGTCACCGCGAGAGAGGAACGCAAACGATATGGAGCTTAGTAATTATTTCCACAATCAAAGCAGCTTGGCGTAACTCCAACAAGTTCCTTGGCTGCTTTACCCCTCTACCAAACTTACAAGTAGGTGCACCGAGATTGGTAGGGGGGGTTTTTTGTTTGGGTTAAGGATCAAAACCATCGTGTTAAAATTATTAATAGTTGGTTGTACCTTTTTTAGCACTTCTTTGGGTGCATATCAACGCCCCTCTATCAATCATCTATTGAAATCACCAATAGGTATACAAGGTTGGTAGGGGGGTTTTTAACCGAACTACAGGAAAGCCCATCAAAGCCCATCAAAGAAAAATACGCGAGGAAAAGGCACTCAAACCTTCTGAAGATTTATTTGGAAGATGGTGGGAAAAGATTGATACAGACATCAGAAAGGCTGAGGTCAGAGAGATTAGCTACGGGCAGGCAAATGAAATTATAGAAAAATACGAATGGCTCGGATGTATGCCAGCAATGGTAAAAGTTTGTTACGGAATTTTCTTTGAAAATGTATGCGGTGGGGCGGTAGTTTTCAGCGATGAATATGCAGAAAATCTCGGAGTCTGGGATAAATACGATTTCACTGGAAAAATTATTTTGCTGTCCAGAGGAGCTTGCGTACATTGGGCGCACAAACATTCGGCAAGCAGATTGATTTCAAGGGCAATTAAATTATTACCAGTAAAATATAAAATCATCACGGCGACCACCGATGAACTTGCTGGAGAAATTGGAACAATTTACCAAGCCTGTAATTTTAATTATGTCGGCGTGATGCGAAAGACTGACACCAGATTGGGCGTGTCGGTAAATGGAAAACTGTACGGTTCAAGATCAATCCGGCAAAAGATCGGCACTACAAAGAAAGAAGAGATTCTCGATATGTTTCCCAACGCAGAATTCATTGAGCAGAAATCCAAGTCCAGATACTTTTTTTTCAGAGGTACGAAGCAAGAGAAAAAATATCACAGGGCGCAGATAGAGAAACTCATTAAACCCTATCCGAAGAGGACGGCATGAAATTGAAAGAATTTCATAAAGCAAGCCTTTCAAAAATTCTTTCACTCTACAAAATATATTTTTTGAGCTTTTTTGATGGCTGGCCGAAAGCCAAGAAAGCCTCGAAAAAATAAATATTTTACTGGTATTATTTTATTTCGGGGGCAATCACATGGACAGAATCGGGAAATTAAAAAAGGAACTGGATTCCAGAAAAAAGGAATGGTGGGCTTGGCACAGGATGAACCCAGAGGTGTGGGAAAAATTTGAGGAATACACTCTGGAAGCTATCCATTCTGGCAACAGGAGACACTACTCCCATTGGGCCATAGTAAACAGGATCAGGTGGAATCGGGAGATTGAGACGCAGGGAGGAGAGTTCAAGATATCCAATGACCATATAGCCTTCTATGCAAGGCTATTCCATGCCAGACATCCAGATTATGATGGTTTCTTCAAGCTGAAACCGCTCAAGGAAGAGCGGGAAATGCTGCTTTTAAAGGCCCAAGGTTACAACGGGAATATCAGCCTTTTCGCGTAGTTCTGGGACATTCGCCAGCCGTACATCCCTGTCCGATTCCATCTGGTTGATCAAGGTCCTCTTCTCAGAAGGGGAGGCATCTGAGTGCAGCACCCTGTCCCTCCTGTTCCTCCAATTCCTCAGGTAACGGTCTATGGCAAGGACTTGGCCTCTGGTGCGTACAAGACCCCCGTGATTCTGCCTGTAAGCCTCTAACTCATCCAGCCTGCCCTCATCCCTCAAAGAGTTCATAGTCTGCACAAATCGATTGCTAATCGTTCTGAGTTCATAATACTGCTGCTGGAGTCCACCCCCGTATGGAGTCTGGAAGAACCTCCTCAGGATGGGGGCTTGGTCTAATCTCGGCCTGATGTAATCCCTTCCAGTGGCCTGCCTGAGAGCGACATCAATCAGGGTGAGGAGATAGGTCCCTAGAGTTCCCCCGTAACCACGCAGGGCGTATTCAATTTTCATCGGAGAAAGATTCATCCCTTCCCCGATAAGCCTAGCGAGTTCATTCGTCTGGTATCTGGACTGGTATCCCTTCTCCAATCCTTCCTCCATATAACTCGGAACAATTTCCGTGCCTGTGAAGCTGCTCTTGTTTCGGAGTGCCTCCAAGAATGGCTTGAGTACCTGAAAGCCTAATGGGTCTATTTTGAGCGTTGAAACTCCCTGTCTACTGTAGCTCTCGATGAGTTCATTCATTCCACCCTCACCAAACATCAGGTCTGCCATTCTTTCTGGAATAACCTTGAACAGGACTCCTACTTCAAATGGGATAGGAATCTTCCCAGAAACCCCCCAAGGGGTGGGAACAACCCAGTAATTATCCCTGACCTCGCGCCTGAGGTTCCTGTACTGCTCATCATCTGAAACCCAAGCATAATAAAGAAGGGTCATAAGCATCAGGAACCCACCCCGCGTTAGGGCATTAAATATAATATCCCTCTCCATGTCCCCCTGCTTTTCGCCATGCTGGAGTTTTCTCACAGCAGAATATTTACCAGCAAGTAATCCTCTGTAGAGAACATCCAGTCCCTGAATTCTTGCATTCATAAACGGGATCGATGCCGTAATAATTCTGAAGAGAGGGTTCGCTCCCCTTCTGGAAAAATTGATGATCTCCATCGCCTGATAAGCGGCCTCTGCCTCGTTCCCAGTTAGCTCCTTAACCTTCTTATAAACTGCCAGTCGAGTAGACGCATCTGAATATAATGTCTGTTCTCCCATGAAATCCCATAACTTCATAAAAGCGTCTTTAGCAGACAGGGAGCCATTCGTTCCAACGCCCTGTTTACGCATTTCTTTCTTGATAAACTTGACAATATCCATCTCATCCGTGGAGTAGTCATAACCACCGACTACCCCGAACCGTTCCAATTCAGTAATATCCGCACCATAATTCCTAAAGGTATCTATCACTGGTGTAAAATCAGCACCACTTGTGACATAGGCACTGACCGTATCACGCATCATATTGACAAGGATAAAGGCTGGGTCTCTCGTAACCATCTCCCTGAGGAAACTTGCTGGAACTGCCAAAATTTTCATTACACCCTGTAAATCCTGCATTCCTACTGACTGCATCGCGTCAATCATAAGAGGGTCTGCAACCTTGTAAAAAACCCTAACCCCGTTCTCAAAGACTGGAAGGATGTCTATACCTTGAGCGTTCTTGGCATCAACCTTTACGGCCATATTAGCCAACTCAAAAGTCTTGGAAAGTTTTCGCAAGGCATCATTCTTCATACCTGCAGTCAATATGGAAAGTGAATTTCTGGCAATAACCTCCATAGGTGCAGGTTCTATCGCTTCTTCGCTTCCTTTCAATGCAATATTCAATGGATTCCCGACAAGAAGACCTGACCCGACATTGGGACCCTTGATCGTTTCATCGGTCATTTTCCTGTAGAAGGGATAATAATCAGAATTATCTTTCCAGATTTGTGCAGTTCCACGGGTCTCCAGCCCAAGCTCTCCAGCAATCTGAAGTAACTGTGCATTCTCCATATCCTTCAGTTCTGCTTCTGGATATATGGATTTTCTGCTTTCAACTATATCTGCTATTAATTCTCCATTAGTTCTTACGTTGCTTAATATTCCTGTTTCCACTGCATAATCGATCAGCTTGTTATTCCATATCTGGTAATTTTTCCAGACCTCAACCACTTCTGGATAATCGATTTCAATTTCTTTCGCAAGGTCAATCGTCTTCTGATCTAGTGGAACCAGAATACCATCCGAGTTCAACCTTTCTCCCCTTATGCCTATACTATAAATTTTGAAAAGTTCTTCCTTGTTGATGTTCGGGTCTGCAAATAACGGGACCAGAATTTCCAGAAGCCCAGTATTAAATTCCACCCCCGTTACTCCACTTTTTAGGGTGGGAGTGCCGTACTTGATCATTCCAGCAAATATTCCTCTGGCCCTTTCAACCCACCTGATGGCCTGTATAGCCCCAGAGTCCGCCATTAAATTCATGGCTGCGGCTTCTGGGCTAACTTCAATTGCCTTTCCAACAAATTTTTCAGTAAAGGTATATTTGTCAATAATCCCTCTTCTGATTCTATTGAAAATTGTATCTACGTCTTCTTTCGTATCCGCAACATCAAGCAACCTGTACCCGAATGGCATCTCTGCCTGACGAGCGCCACCGATTGCTTCAGAAGCCTCAAGGTATTTGGCTGGTGTTGCAGCTTGGCCCTTGGAAAATCTTGGAATATCTTCAGGGCTTTCGTATCCGTATGATTCATCCAGAGGCTTCCCGTCCTGAATGTCGTACAGAATCTGGATTGCAAGCTTGCTTGCATTAGGATTAACGTGAGGAATCCATCCCCTAGGAGCATCACGAGTAGCTTGTGCTGCTCTGGACATTCCATCATATTCCTTGAGTGTAAGAGGAAACTGTCCAGCCATAGCAGAACCTTCCTCAAGTGCAGGTATATTATTATTAACTGCTATTCCGATTTCTTCTGCGAATTTTTTGTAGGTGTTAAAGGCGGGGATGTAAAGATAGTTAAGGAGGGTTCTTTGTAAATCGAATCTGTCTCCTTCGATTTGACGATCCCCAAGGATTTCTGTATCTCCTCTAATCGGGTAGTCGATATGTTCCCCATTTTCGTCCGTTTGTTCATATTCGATGAGTTCTGTGTCTTCTCCATAAGTTTTCAGTGTGTAACCACTTTCTCCTGCAATTGATTGTAACTGGCTATAAAAATCCCTTAAATCCTGTTCAGAATAATTATCCTCCCAAGCTCTGGGGTCCGATAAAATAATTCCAGACCTTTCGGTAGAAGAAATTGTAAAATCAACAGGCACTTCCCGACCCGCAACCAATCTGGTCATTCCCTTCAAAGATGCCGCAAGGTTTTCGATCTCTTCTAATGTAAAGTCTTTATTTAAAGGCTTCACAAGCTGAAGGCCAGTATGCCTCTTTCCTTTTGGTTGGGGCATACTTGTAGTTGCCGAATCCAGCATCAGCGCATCCACCATAAGCGCAGTCACACCATGAACCAATTTTGGTGGAGCGCCCGGTAACCTCAGGATAATTTCAGGGGCCAAGTCCCCCAATCTAGTTCCATTAGAAATACTAATCTGATGGGGAATAAGCATTTCCCTCAACGCCACAATCTGATTCCCAACAGCAATGGATTTTAAAAGGTTGGTCTGGTAGTTGTGCAAAGTTTCACGGGATACAGGTGTATCCAATGTTTCTGGGAAATACCCTCTTTTGACTCCCATCTTTGTTTGAAAGATAACTGCTGGCGAATGAGCCAAAATAGCACGGGCCATTGAGTCCTGTTGATCAGTACTGAAAGTATCCTTTGCCAATGAAGAGGTAAAGAGAGGAGATGAAATAAAGTTACTACCAGTCAAAGGTTTATCTTTAGTGAATAATCCTTCTTTTATAAGTTCATTTAATTCTGTGATTTCTTCTTTAGCGTGTTGAACAGAACTATCCCAAGTTCCTTCATTTGGAGAACCTTTTTTGTATTTCTGAAATCCCCATAATGAAGCCTGAACCTGCCTAGGAAAAGAAAAATTAAAAGGTTCACCATTAATCGTGTAATTTTCGGTAGCCAAAAGCGACATCATGGCCTGCATGATTCTATATTCTTTTTCTGTGAAACTAGGCTGCTCCTTTTTCAGCCCAGTCCTTTCTGTAAATTCCTCAATGGTTTCCCCTTTTTGCATCTTTCCACCATCGAACCCAAGAATTGCCAACATATGTCTGTCGATTACGCTCCAAGGGCTAAAACTATTGTTCGCTGCTTCAAGAATTTCCAAAGCATAGGTAGCTGTTTTTTGCCCATACTCAGGATGGAATACCCCTGTTTCATAAACTTTCTGAATTGATTTTATTCTGGCTGGATCAGATTTCCCTACCCCGAAGTTATGTAATTCCCTTATAAACTTGGATGATTCTTTTACGGGATCGATTTTCCTAGCGATAATCATCGTCCTTAGTGTGTCTTTAAAGTTGACCTCTGGACTTGTTTGTGCGGAAGTAATTCCAAAGACCTTACTGAACTCGTTCATATTTGCACTTCCAACAAGAAGAGGAACTTCCCTGCCGAATCTTTCATACCAGAACCTGTCAATTCCCATCTTTACGGAAGAAACAAGGTCTTTTCTTATATCAGCTAAATTCCTGAAAGAATGTTTTCTTTTGCCTAATGGGGAAACTTCCTTGTAAAGTTTTTTCATTTCACTAGCTGGAATATTTCCACGAAACCTTTTGTAAAGAGACCAGACCGCGTCTTCAACTGTTCCTGAAAAAAGGACATCCTGAGGTACTAAACCATGACGACCATATCTCGCAATATCCACAGGTATCCCTGTTGTTGCCTCTAGGTTTCTTAATTCTCTAAGACTTCTTACTTCATCGCGTGACCGTCGTCCAATCTCTCCGCTTGCTATACTTTCCATAATACTTGTCGGGCTTCTGAAGCCAGCGCCAAAAATGGACTCAATAATATTTGAAAAGAATGAGATAATTTTTTCTATTATAGTGCGTGGATTTTTAGCAATTTTATCTGGAGAACTGCGATAGAGTCTGAACAATTCCGCAACTTTTTCTTCCCTTCTTACCTCGGCATTAAATCCATCTCGATCAGCATAATTCTCAGTAATACTATCTGTAACTTCTTTCGGCAATACCCTGTTTGCCTCGCTAACAAGATTCTGGTATTCGCGCTCGGTTAACAAATCAAGCCTAATCAGAGCGTGTATTACCTCATGGTCTATGACTTGCGCTATCGAATCCCTCATCTCCTCTTCAGTCTTCTTTCCTTCTGGATTAATATTGTCAAGAGAAATAAGTATACGGCGCATAGGCGCATCAAATTCTCCTGTAGTAATAGCATCGCGAGGCTCGAAAAACATATCATTTCTTGAATCGAACTTAGCTGCATTTTTAATAATCTCCCCATTGGGACCTACCTGATAAAGACCCATAGAGGATGCAAGAGCATTATTGAATTTCAATCCAATATCTTTAAGTCCCATATCAGAAAGCCTTTTACGCGCCTCATCAAAAAACTGTTTATAGGTAGCCATATTTGAATAGCCTTCTGGGGGAGGTAACCGCTTCAGGCTTTCTGGCGTAATCCTTTCACCTAAATCAATATTCTCTCTGGAAAGATTAGATATTTCTTCCTGAGTAAGGTTTGTAGAAGAACCCAACCTTTCCACAAACTCTTCTGTAGTTTCATTTAAAGGTGCTGCGTTTCTGGCCTGCCTCATATCAAAATCTTCAGCCATACGGATTCTATTATTCTTAGCCCTGTCAGCACGGCCACTGTTGATCAGGTCCTGCCTGAGCAATGCAATTTGTTTCTTTGTTAAATTCTGCCCTGTTTCATTATTCTTAACGAAATTCTTGATTTGAGGGGTAGTAATATACTCTCCCTTACTTGCTTCATAAAATTCATTCAGTTGCTTGGCAGTATAAGGTCTTGGCCTGAAGTCAGGTAACTTCCTCTTACTACTAAACCTGTTCAGTTGAATGACACGGGCCATTAGCATTTCTTTTTGCCCACGGCTCATGGTTCCCAATGATTTTGAACCAGCAACGGATTCTGCAAAATACTGGAACTCTGGACTTCTATAATCTACTTCTATATTTTTTTCATTAAAGACTTTGTCAAAAGCTTTCTTGCTTACATCAATTCTACCGTCTTTCCTAGCAAGTGGAACTTTGCGAGCTTCCCTGATTTCTTCTATCTTATCTTTAATCCTTACCTGATAAGTCTCAGGTTGTGTCTCGGTTCTATAGCCTGCTTCAACATCAACTCTTTGCCCTTGTAATACGATAGCCGCCTTCTCAGACATCAGGCTATTGAAATCAGGGGCAGATAATATTTTTCTAGCTTCCTGAATCGTATAAAAACTCTTTACAGGAACTCCCAACTTTTTTGCCTTGGCCCAAAGCTGACCAAGAACACTTGAATTATCTACTCCCTTGATATCATATATAGATTGAGTCTGTCCGAGACGATATTTTCTCGCCTGAACTTTTGCGTCATAGACTCTCTTGGCTACATTGTCTGCTACCTTTTTTGAAACCCTGCTTTGCTGCAATATATCGGAAATTTCTTTTTCACTTTGAATCCTGAATAAGTCACTTTCTGCAGCAGCATCACCAAGAGGCAAAACTGCTTGTCCGAATTGCCCCCAAAATTGCTCATCACGGGCAAGTTTTTCTACTGACTGATCTTCTTTTTGTTTTTGCCTGCGTACACTGTAATCAGAATCATAATTCGCTACCGCTTTGGCATCGATTAAGTTCCCAGTAGGATCATAAACAATTTCACCTATCCTGAATGCATTGCCATTTCCATACAATCCATTTATGGAGAGTGACTGTTTAACAGAAGAATCAATAAAATCTTCCCGTAACTGTTTTGTTGCATCTAATGCAGCATTAGCCGTCTCTTCAATATCAGGAAAAGTACCGATATTCTTTCCAGTAACAGAACCTATTACTGAAAATGTACCGTCTGGATTCTGTATGGGTTCAAATTCTTCAAGCACAGGAACAGGCTCTATACCCACAGTAGTTTCTTGGGCAGTCGTCAGCGGAAGCTCAAGTTGAGGGTCCCTTTCTGGCTGAAGTTCTGGACTTATAGAGGGCGCACCAGCAGCCTCTGCTTCCCTAGTCCTCGCTGCTCTGGTCTTGAATCTTGCCTCTGTTTTCTTTCTTAGTTCCGCTTCCCTTTCTCTTTCATATGCATTACCCAAAGATTTCCTTCCAGCAACACCCCTGAATATCAGGTCAGCTATCGCACCAGTTGCACCACCAACAGTAAAGTCATCCAGAAAACTTTCACCAATCGGTATCTTGTCGCTATAAATTCCAGTTGCTACTACATCCTGTGCTATCCCTGCCAATGATTCCTGTAGAGCTTCTGCCGTACCTGTTGTTGCTGCCTGCCTTAACCTTTGCGGAATCTTTAATAAAGGACCAGCCGCTTTGGGCATACGCTTGAACATACTGAATAGAGGGAAAACCTCCGTTGCACCTATTCCACCGCCCAAAACTTCAGACACGATTTCCTTGAATGGCGAAACCTCTTCATCCATCTCCCTAGCCAAGGCTATATTTCTACCCTGTTCCGAGATACCGACAGGAACCGCCAGACTCATCGCGGCAAGAGAAGGCTTCATGTAAAGAGACCTTCTCATTTTCTCATATTGTGGAAGGGTTATTTTATTTGCCCTGAGAGCCTGCTGCGCCCTTGATAGCTTACCAGCAACACCCAAAGCCTTTGCCGTAGCTGTGGCGGGTATCGCGAAAGCAGCAAAAGAACCAAGACCCGCTCCAAGCTTGGCAGAGAAAGCATCTTCGTATCCTTGGTCTACCCCAACAGCACTCTCATTTAATTTCTTTTGCAAATCACGAAAGTATCTGGAAGCACCACTCTCATTGCCGACAGAAAGAAGATTTGATACTCCTTCCCCAGCAGAAATAAATGCACCAGCCAGACCCCTAGGTACACCCTTGACCAATTCTTCCAGATGCCCACCGAAAGTAGTCTGGACTTCCTCCCTGTGCTGCTGGTAATAATCAGGGTAAAGGTCGCTTAACCTGTTTTGAATACCAATTAACTCTTCCCGACTTGCGTTGTCGGGAACGGTTAAAATTCTTCCGTCAGGTAATCTGTACTGTGCCATTTTTTACTGGTTAACGAGGTCTATAGGAAGAGGTTGCATTCCTGTTTGTATTCCTTCTGGCATGGTAATTCCGCCCCTACGAGTTATATATAGAACAATATTCGTCAGCATTCCATTCTGATCATTAAGTTGTCTTAGTAAATAATCAGAATCACCAATACCGCTTTCAATTTGATCCATCGTGTTTCTTATATTATTTTCCAGAGTATTCGCTATGGTGGTAATGGTTGCATCCTGTTGTGCATCGACCTGCTGTCTAAGAATTTTTAGTCTTGCTGTTGTTTCTGCTATCCTAGCAGCATCTCCCTCCATCCCTCTTGAGGCTTCTGATATCTTGTATTGACTCTCAAATGCAGCCTGCATACTCGCAAATTCATTTGCATAATCCTGCTGCATCACAGTAACCCAATTTACAATACCTTGCTGAGTTCTGTCGAGGTTTGCCATCTCTGACTCGTACTCTTCTTTTGACCGCGTTCTTTTTAAAGTTTCCTGCTGAAGTCTCAAATTAAAATCTTCAGAAGCCATCTGCCTAGCCAGAGACTGTCCAGCAAGTGCTTCCTGCCTTTGTTCGCGTTTAATCGATGGAATTGCAAGTGCAGCCTCTCCCATCATTGCGCCAGCTTCACCCATATGTTTGGCAGTCCCAAAAGCTTTAGCCAAAGATGCAAGACCATACGCATTCAATTCGTCCTGTCTCTGCTGTTCGGTGGGGGCTTCATATACCACAGGTGGTAATGTAGCAGTGTAAAGAGACGGATCAATCTCTGGTGGCTGCCATTTTTCAGGAGAAGTAGTATCAAGAAATCGCTGCTGCATTTCTGGTGTAAATATAGATTGATATTCAGGGATATTACCTGCAGCCTCTTTTAGGGGCGCTAAGGTAGTGCCAATATTTTCTTGGGCTGCATCTATAGCAGCCTGTATATCAAACTCAGCAGGGTCTATGGTTTGGTCATCAATCTCAGGGCCTATGGTTTGGTCATCCCTTATGTCGAGATTCCTAAGCTCTTCCTCGGTTGGAACCGTAAAAACTTCTCCACCCACACCACCTTCAATAGTTCTATACCTTTCTTCCCCGAAAGGCTCCACCTCTTCAATTCCAAGTTCTCGTGCGACCCTTAGCAGTTCAGCATTCCGAGCTTCTATCTGCGCTTGTTCTGCAGCCTTAATTTGTCCTTTCCTCTTCTGAATGAAAGCATGGGGAGCAAGATCGTATGGCTCAGACAGTTCAGTCCAAATATCTGGAATAGTAAGAACACCTTCGCCACTAACAGGTTGACGCTCAATAGTCTCAAGTTCATTTACTAAAGCCTGATATTTTCCTTCTTCAGTAAGCCTCCTTTGCAGGGTTCCCCAGTCTGGATAACCCAATTCCCCAGAAAGGTAACTTCTATCTGCTTCAGTAAGCCCTCCAGTCTGGAAACCAGTTCTCTGGGGCATCGGTTGCTGCATCCCGTTAGCCGCTGCCCTCATATCAGCAACCTGCTCAAGACCTTGTCTGGGCTGGGAAAACTCTGAAAGAAGTTCATCGGTTACAGTAGTATCGGGCTGCTGCCTCTGCTTCTGTGCGGCATACATCTTTTCCATCTGTGTACGCCTCTGTATTTCACTCACAACCATATATTGCGGAAACCTTGAATTAGGGTCTTGCGCAAGAGCAACTAATTGTTCCTTTGGAACAAACTCTAATTCTTCAGCTATTTGTACTAGATTTGCCATGATTGATTACCTTAATCCCCTGTACAAACCCAACCCACCAAGACCCATACTGAGTGATGACTGGAAAAGTCCCGGTTGTTGCTCGTAAGTACTAATTTGTTCGTCACGCCCAGCTGGAACTCCTCTCAGCAAGGCACTTAATCCAGCAATTCTTTCAGACGGGTATCTCTGTTGCCGCATGAAGTCCTGATAACCGATATCCATTCCTGCCTGCCTCATCGCTCTGGCCCTTTCACCCTGAGCCTGCATGGCAGCTATTCTGGACTGTACATCCTGCTGCCTTGCTCCACCAATACCACGGAGAGCATCAGCCGATGCTATACCGTACCGTCCAGAAACGTCATAAGCACGTTGTTTTAATTCTTCTTGGGCCTGTCTTGCTCCCTCACCCATTCCCCATCCACTCTGTCTTAATTTCTCCTGAGCCTGTCTGGCTTCCTGAGTCATTCCGTATCTACTTTGCCTGAACTTTTCTTGGGCCTGTCTTGCAGCATTTTCTTGTTCTGCAGCACTCATCCCCATTTTTGCGGCTTCCAAGCGAGCCTGTTCTCCAGTTGTATAAGCCTGCTGCTGGAACTCTTCCTGTCTTTGTCTGGTTCCTTCGCCAACACCATATCTCTGCAATCCAAATTCAGCACCAGCTAGCTGGGCAGCCCTTTCCCGCTCAAGTTGCTGTTGTGCCTGAGTAAAAGCGGCCTGACTACCTCTGGTTTGTATTGATCCAAGTTGATTAGCTAGATTCTTCTCTCTCTCTGCCTGAAGGATAGCCTCACGATAACCGCCCAATCCTCCTGCCTGAATAGCCCTTTCTTCAGCACCAGTTCGTATTTTTTCAGATTCCTTAATAGCTTTCTGTTTTTCTAGGTCAATAACACCTTGCTGGTACGGATTAACATAGGGAGCAAGATCGTATGGCAAAGGACTGTATCCAGCCCCCATTTCCTGAGGACGATATCCAGACGCTCTCGGATCAGGCTCATACCCACCACCAAAAAATTCCTTTCCGGGTGCGCGATAGCCTCCTCTTCCTCGCCTGCCGCCACCACCTCCCATTCTTCCAGCCGTATACTGGGAAGCATAATCTGTTGGGGCAGTATATCCAGAAGTCATGGGCGCTCCGACTTGCGAGGCCCTCTGTGCTGCCTGACCATATTCGGCTGGCGTACCCGCCCCAGCATATCCTCTTGTCATTGCCTGAGCATTCAGTTCATCTGGAGACCAGTATGCAAGACGCTGGCCCTGATAGGGACTGTATGGCTGCAAAGACTCAGCCTCCCCCCTCTGCATAATCCGATGAAAATACGGCTCTGCATATTCAGGAAGAGTTACCTGAGATATAGTAGATTGAGTAGGTGATGCGCCTGATCCTGAACTACCGCCCATGATTATTCCTCATTAAATTTAATTTCGTAAAACGAAGAAGTTTGTTTCCATCCTTCCTTGTTTTTAATCCAATTCCAAAAACCTTTCCTTCCCACGCCCTCTATTCCAACACACTGGTTATCTTTAGACCATGAAGTTAATACTTCTAAGCCACGATCAATCCACCTTTCCATATATTTCCCAGCTATGTGATCGATATTCAACATCTTTATACCTGACGGGTAATTCATTATTTCCGTAACAAGACACCCAATAATTTTTAAATCAGATTTATTGAAAACAATCCAGATACTATTATTATTTTTAAGAAAATTATAATAAATGTCTTTGGTATTTACCCTGCCATTAGAACGCTTGCATGACCTGATTAATATTTTTTCACATTCATCCCAGACCAATCCAAGATTTTCTATCAATACCAAAGAGATATCATATTCTTCTTCTTTTGTAGCCCCATTACTGGATAATGCTTGTTCGTTCATTTGTTACGCCCTGCCCAACCCCGGTATAATTTTTTGAGCATCTATTTCTGGGGGCTGCACAGCATTACCTGTCCTCTGCTGCCTGACATTATCCATCATGGAATATAAGAGTTTTGATCCAGCATCTGAGCTTCCATTTCCTAATCCAGAAACTACATCGGCAGGAACTATGAATTCATCCTGAGATACAGCTATCTTTTCCTTGTTATCACCAATGACACCATTGATATCATCTGCCATACCACCCGCTCCAGTTCCAACTATTTGTCCTTGTGTCTGCGATCCGGGTACAACTTCCTGAAGAATCATATCCCGCAACATGACGAAAGCCTCAGTTCCATACTTACTAATAAATGCACTTAATGCTTCTTCATTATCAGATTCGCCCAATATAAAAAGTCTTACTTCCTGTGTGAGCGGGTCTTGTAAAATAGTTTCCAGCATTGCCTCTGGAGAAGCTGAAGGCATAGGCATCGGAGGACCCTGCATC